CTACATAAAAGACCTTCTCTACTTTGTCCTGAAAGTAAAGTGTGCCTGTTGTTGCTGTGTTGCTATGAGCAATGTTATATGTGGAATTAGTCCACAGCATAGGAAGTAGGACAGCATCTGTCGCATCACACACTTCCTGCAAGGTGGCATCTGGGTACAGCGTACCGACTCCGAGGGTTGATCGAAGCTCTGAGACTGTAGTGAGTGCCATGATTTCCTTTCTAAAGACTCTAGAGGGTCAGAGGGCTACTGACCCCCTAGAGCGACTTAGTTACCTGTTTTTATTAAGTTAGGTTGAACTTACGAACACCCTTGCCAGACTTAGCAACATATAGTGCCAAGTATCCGTAAAGGTTGATTTCGATCTCGCCTGATGTCAAAACATTGACACGGAGCTGTGTTGTTGGAGACTCCCATGCGTACACGCTGCGTGGTGCAACTAGGAATGCTGAGTTATCAACGATGCCTGATGCTGAGATGTTGTGATCCACGATTAGGTCAGTTCCAAGAACTCCACCAACTACAGAAGTCGCTACTGCGTTTCCTGCTGCATTGTATGTTGCGCCTTGTGCTGAGTAAAGTGGGCGACCTGTTGTGTCAGCGTATCCTGTGATCGCTGCCCACTGGTCTGTTGAAGCAACAAGCTTGTTAGCGAAATCTCCGCCAGTTCCCTTGTATGCTGCTGCGCCTTCTACAGACACGAATGACTGCAATCCAGCTGCTGTTGCTGCTACACCTGTTGCAGTTGTTCCTGCTGAGATGAACTTAGCGATAAGAGCAGCATCTGTAGCCTTCTCGTATGCCTTGCGTAGTTCAGCCATCATTAGCTCCATGAATGCTGGAGATGAGCGATCAACTAGCTCGAATGATACGCGCTGCAATCCTGAGAACTTCTCAACTGTTACTGTGTCGTAAGCAGATGTCATGCCTGTCTCAGATGGTGCTGCACCTTCATTGGTGTCTGCAACTGTTGGTGCTGTATCTGGTGCGCCTGCATCGTTGGTGTACAAGCGAGGTACAGTAAATGACATGCCTGACTCAACTAGAGCTGCGCGTGTTACTGCCTCAAATGCTGGGCGACCTGTGAAGGTATCTGTGATGAATGTGTTTAGGTGACCTGGAAGAGTCAAACCTGTGTTTGTTGATGTTGAGTCATCTGCTGCGCGGATTACGCGGCGAGCTTCATCGTCACCAAGTGCTGCCTTGATGTTTGCTTCTAGGTATTGTGCGCCTGTGATAGGTGCGATGCGCTCACGCACATGTGTAGTTGCTGTAACAACAGGACGAGCAGCTTCAACCGCTGCTGCTTCTACTGCTGGTGCTGCAACTGTCTCTGGAGTATTCTCCACAGCTGTCTCGCTTTCTGTTTCGGTTTCAACTTCTACGATTGTAGTGTTGATTGTTGTTGTTTTGGTGCTTGTGCTTGTTGCAGCTTCAACTTCCTCAGCTGCTACATCGAGAACCTGTGCCGACTTGAAAGCTGGCTCGGTTACCAATGAAACCTCAAAGAGTTTGGCAGATGATACGACCATCACGCCACCCTTGTTCTTAGATTGTAAAACTTCTACCCCTACTGATAGACCTGACTGCAATCCTTCTTCTGCAAGGATAAGTGCTTCAGTACCGCGGTTAGATCGTGAAATCTTAAATGATGCATAGATGCCATCTTCATCGACTGTGAAAGATGTCGCCTTACCTAAAGGCTGTCTCATGTCATGCTGATTAAGTAGCTTGATAGTCTTAGGATCTTCTGGAAGTGCAATTGCGCCCTTCTCAAAGATAACCTTACCTGCTGAGGTATTTCCTACCTCGCCTGTACCTGCTGGCACAATCTTGCCAGAGATGGTGCGCTCTTCTACATTGGCTGTTAGCTCAGATGAGAAGGTTAAGATCTGCTTGTCCATTAAGCGATCCCCTCATTTCCGTTAGGTGTTAGGTTTTCCATCTCCATCGCTTGCTCGACTGTGATCAAGCCTAGAGATAACATTTTTTCAATTACTAGCAGTCGCTCCATTGGCTCTGTTGCTAGGAATGAAGCATCTACATCAAAGCGAACTGCATTACCGCGGGCTGTGATGTCATCCATTGACAAGCGATCAGCAATTGCATTTACATAAGGTGCGACAGATAGAGAGTAGAACTGCTTACGCTCGTCTAGCACATTTGCGTATGTCATAGATGAGTTAGCTTCTGCTGATAGCAAGTAAGCAGGGATATTGCAAAGGCGAGCAATCTCTGTTGCTAGGAATTGCTGCGCCTCGTCATACATCATGTCTTTAGGTGAGAATGATGTTGGCTGATACTCAAGAGTAGATGTTAGGTAAGCAGTAGATCGATTGTTGCGAGCGTTTTTCCATGCAGCAAGTAATCCTGCAACCTCTTTAGGATCTAGGTCTGCCCCATTGTTACGCAATACTCCAGAAGGCATTGGAGTAGATGCGGCTACAACTGCTGCCTTGCGTAGATCGATTGCAGCTCTAATTGTTTCAGATCCGCGCTCTAAGATACCTTCATCGAATGCTTGGAATGTAACAAGTGATCCAAGTCCTTGCATTGGTACTGCAACTGCATCAATGTAATACTGAACAATATCCATGCCGTAAAGATCAGTCTCAAATGTAACCTTGACATTTGGAATCCACTTGAAGCGAGAAGGACGACCATCTTCTGCATAGATTTCTGTAACCTGCCAATAAGCAACGCCATACATGAGAAGGCTATCAACAGTCCACGCCATTGTTACTGATCGCGGTTGGTTGATTGCTGGCTGATCTACCCAGATTGGGTTTCCTAATTCTTCACCTGTGGACTTGCGGTACAAGTTAAGTGGCAAGTCTCCTACGACTCCAGCAATTAGATTGCGGCATCGAGCTACAGATGGTACAGACATCGCTTCATTTCTCTGAACGCGAGGAAGGATGTAGTTGTAAAGGGAGTTAAGATTCTCTCCCATAATTTGAGGGGCGTATTGCGCTAAAAGCGATGAACGCTGATCATTTGAGATTGCTTCAGTTTTGCGAAATAGACCCATAGTCATAAAGTGTAGCATTTGTCAAGTAATTAGACAACATGCTAGGGCGTGTCTAAGTATAAATCTGTGGCTTAGGCTGAGGGATCATTAGCTTGCTTACAGCCATGGCGATACCAATAGGGGCTGAGATGTCTCCTGCCGACTTGCGCTTGATGATACGCCAAGCCGAATCATTGACCTTAGCTGCGCAGTTATTCATCTGCTGGATGAACTCAGCCTGTCCATTGTGAACTACGCGATGATTGACCAAGCCTTCTAATAAGTCTCCACAGGCTTTATAGAACTGTTGCCCTGAGACATCCTCGACAACTACTCCAGCATTAGACAAGCGATCTGCAATCGTCTGTGTGGCGTACTTGTCAAAGCATACTAAGCGCGGTTTATAGATGTCGCACCAAGCCTTGATACTTGCTGCCATTTTTAACTCATCGATAGCAACCTGTGAGCTGTAAGTCTCTAGTATGCCGATGCCAATCCTGCCGTCAGGCAATAACTGACCTGCTACGAGAGATCCGTTACGCCTTGAAGGGCTGACATCAAAGCCGAAAATTGTGTATGCCCCGACTGCCATCTCCAGCTCTGAGTCGCTTGTCTCCTCAAGGATGCCATGCGGCCATGGGCTACTTAGTGAGTCGATCCATTGGCAAAGAGTCTCGGTGCGTGTGTTCTCAATCGGGCTTGTCGCTATTGCTTCCTCGATTGCTTCCTCTGAGATGGTATAACCCAGAGAAGGGTTAGCCATTGCCCATGCTTGACGATCATTTATCTTGCAATACTGTGGCGCAGAATACTCATAGAAGCCAAAGGACTTAGGTGGGTAATCTATTGCGCGTTCTCTGAGATCGTTGAGTACCACGCTGAAAGCGTCTCCTGCATTACTGGTAAGAAGCGTCTGAGAGTTTGGGTGAGCTCTAGTTGTAGGAGTAGCAGCTCTAAATCCTTCTTCTGTGATCTCTCGGACTTCATCGATGTAGAGGAGTCCATTGACTGAACGACCGCGTGAGCCGTCTCTAGTTGCCGCAACAACATCGAGCCTTGCTCCAGATAACATCTCAATTGACTCAGTTCCGTTAGCGTGTCTGATTTGTTTAACGAATCCTTTAAGGTGGTCATTAGTCTCCAATAGGTGAGTTACTTGTCTAAAAGTGTCTAGTGCCATAGAGCGGTTAGAGCTCATAATGAGCACATTGGTATTCCACTTAATCAGGTGGGCAAGTATGAGCATACGCGCTAGGTGGGTTTTGCCGTTCTGTCTAGCCACAAGAATCAGGTTTGTCTTGCGAATCCACATCCCTTTTTTGTCCACAGTCAGCATGTCCTTAAGCACAAACTCCTGCCATGGAAGCAGGGGCATCTTCACAATCTCACAGAGATCTTTTACATCTTGCAGCTTACTTTCGCCCTTGAGAAGTGGACTGTGAAGCCGTGGCTTGGTTGCCCCTCGCAGGGCTTTGGGCTTTTTGGGTTTAGTTGTCATTGACTCGGACTAGGTCGGGTCTTAAACGGACTGTCCAGCATCGGCTCGGACTGCATCGGGGAGGTATAGTCAGAAAAGACAGGTAACTAAGTACGCTCTAGGGGGTCAGTAGCCCTCTGACCCTCTAGAGTCTTTAGAAAGGAAATCATGGCACTCACTACAGTCTCAGAGCTTCGATCAACCCTCGGAGTCGGTACGCTGTACCCAGATGCCACCTTGCAGGAAGTGTGTGATGCAACAGATGCTGTCCTACTTCCTATGCTGTGGACTAATTCCACATATAACATTGCTCATAGCAACACAGCAACAACAGGCACACTTTACTTTCAGGACAAAGTAGAGAAGGTCTTTTATGTAGGTCAGACTGTGAACATCGCAGGTAACGGATCTAAGCACAACGGCAATAAGACTCTTACTGGAGTAGGCGATTACTCAATCACTTACAACATCACAGGCAACAACAACACTCCAGCAGTAGAGCATCCAGTCCAGCCATTCGGCACAGTCTCAGGTGATACCTATGTGGACTGGTCAGCAGACCTAGCAATTCAGCAAGCAGCTTTAATGATATCTGTTGAGATCTGGCAAGCGCGTACCGCCACCCTTTCAGGCAGTAACCTTGTCGATTTCCAGCCAAGCCCTTATCGAATGAGCGCACAGCTCCTCGCTAAGGTGCGAGGATTGATCGCACACGCCCTAGCACCTACCTCGATGGTTGGCTAATGACTGTTGCCATCACGACACTACGCACCACTCTAGCGACTGCCTTAGTCAATAACGCTAAGTGGCAGACCTTTGCATTTCCACCTGCAACAGTCCTTGCTAACTCTGTGATCGTGTCTCCAGATGATCCTTACCTAACACCTAACAACAACAGCCAGATCTCTATCAGCCCTTTGGCTAACTTTAAGATTGTAATGACTGTGCCTTTGTTCGATAATGAAGGCAATCTCAACGGCATTGAAGATACTGTAGTCAGCGTGTTCGCACTACTGGCAGCATCTTCTCTGGTCTATAATGTAAGCGCAATCAGCGCGCCTAGTGTTCTCAATGCTGCTTCGGGTGACCTACTCAGCTGCGAGATGTCCGTATCAATCCTAACGAGTTGGAGCTAAGCATGACCGAGTGGGAAAAAGAGCAGGAAGCTTTCTTGATCAAGATCGGTCAGGCAAAGCCAGCAACACCAAAGCCAGTTACCAAGAAAGACGAGGAATAATCCAATGGCTGTATTTCTAAATAACGGAGTTTCGGTCACTGTGAACTCAGTCGATCTAAGCGACCATGTAACAAGCATTACAATCAACCGCACATTTGATGAGCTAGAAGTAACAGCGATGGGTGACTCAGGTCACAAGTTCGTTAAGGGTCTAGAAGCTTCATCAATCACAATTGATTTCCTAAACGACACAGCTACAGGTGAAGTCCTACAGACTTTGCAAGCAGCGTGGGGAACATCTGTACCAGTAGTCATCAAGCAGACAAGCGGTGCAGTGTCAGCTACAAACCCAAGCTACACAATGACATGCCTAGTAAACAACACAACCGACATCAATGGTTCAGTTGCAGACCTAAGCACACAGTCAGTAACATGGAATGTAAACGGCACAATCGCAGTAGCAACTGCATAATTAACTAAACAAAGGGGCTAACCATGGCAAGACTAAAGATCGTTCGTAATGATGGAAGTGTATTAGAAGGCGAGATCACTCCAGCAGTGGAGTACTCCTTCGAGCAGTACGCTAAAAAGGGTTTCCACAAGGCTTTCCGCGATGAGGAAAAGCAAAGCGATGTCTATTGGCTTGCATGGGAAGTCACTCGCAGATCAGGTGAATCTGTAAAGCCTTTCGGGATTGAGTTCATCGAGGGATTAAAATCCGTCGAAGTTTTGGACTCTGACCCTTTAGCTTAAAGCGGGATCTCCCATTCACCTACTTAATCGCTCGCTTGAGCATTAGGTTAGGGATTCCGCCACAAGCACTATTAGATTTAGATAAGACCATGCTAGATGCTCTAGTTCAAGGTCTCAAGGATGAAGCGAAAGAGGTGAGCGATGCCAGCAAGCGTAAAGGGCGGTATCGCTCTTAGAAAGTCTTTAAGACAGTTTGCACCTGATCTAGCCAAAGCATTACCTAAAGAGGTTGGCGCAGCCTTGAAGCCTATTACAAAGGCAGCGCGTGGGTATCTGCCAGATGATAGCCAGATCCTCAGCGGATGGTTAGCGCGGGAAAACTCTCAGGCTCGCTTCCCTTCATACACAGCTCGTATTGTTAGGGCAGGTGTTGGTTATAAGACAACACCATCAAAGCCTAATCGCAAAGGATTTAGATCCCTTGCTCGCGTGTTTAACAAAACCGCTGCTGGTGCTATCTATGAGACCATGGGGCGCAAAACCCCACAGAGTCGCTTTGTCCAGAATCAGATGAATAAGTCCGCTGGACAGATGAAGGGCAAGGACAAGATGGAAGGTCGAGCCTTGTTTAGAGCTTATGAAGAAAACAACGGCAAGGCTAGAGAAGCGGTATTAAAAGCCATTCAACGCGCAGCCGACAGACTTAACGCAAAGGCAAAGGTGTAACTCATGGCTAATGTATTAATTGACATCGCCTCGGAGTTCACAGGCAATAAGGCGTTCAAGCAAGCAGAGACAGCAACAGACAAGCTCACTAAGAATGTAAAGCAACTGGCTAAGACTTTTGGTTTAGCCTTTGGTACTGCTCAGGTTATTGCTTACGGCAAGGCTTCTATTAAAGCAGCAGCAGAAGATCAAAAGGCTCAACAGCAACTAGCCCTAGCACTTAAAAATGTCGGACTAGAGCGAGATGCTGCTAGTTCAGAAGCCTACATCCAAGCCCTACAGGGTGAGTTCGGTATTGTCGATGACAAGTTGCGCCCTGCATATCAGACATTAGCGGTAGCCACACAGGACACAGCAGAAGCCCAGAGACTTCTCAATCTTTCATTAGACATTTCTGCTTCAACTGGCAAGGATCTCACATCTGTTACAGCGGCATTAAGTCGCGCATACTTAGGCAATAACACATCTTTGGCTAAACTGGGTGTAGGTATTGCTAAGGCAGATCTACAGGCTAAGTCTTTTGAGGAGATTACCGCTCAACTGACAACCACCTTTGCTGGATCAGCAACTGCGGCAGCTAATACCTTCCAAGGCTCAATCGATAAACTAGGCGTAGCAACAGCCAATGTAAGCGAGATTATCGGTACTGGCTTGATCGATGCATTGACCAACCTTGGTGAAGATACAAGCATCGCTGACCTTGCTTCTAACATGGAAAAGACCGCCCTTTATTTAGCGGATGTTATTCGTGGCGTTGGAGTCCTTGCTGGCAAACTAAAGGACTTGCCTATCATCGGTAACTTTAATGTGGGCATGATTCCTATCCTTGGAACATACCTAGAAGTATTGCGTGAAGCAGGCAAGCAAGCCCCTATCCAACAGGCATCTGATAACGCTCACTTAAAGTCATTACAGAACCAGTTTTCAGTTAGCAAGAAAACTACTGCACAGGCTAAAGTCCTTACAAAGGAAACCGCTGCACAGCTAAAGAACAAGCGACTAGAGAATGCAATCGATAAGGCTAACCTTGCATTAGGCGAGGAAGTCTTTGACCTTGACAAGATCCAAGTCGCAGCAGCTCTTACCTCTCAGGCAGAAGCACTAGGCAAGGCAACTAGCTCAGCGCAGTTGCTACAGATCGCTAACGATACTGCTCGCCTAAATGTTAAGCGTTCAATCGCAGAGCTAGAAGATGCTATTGCAGCCAAGGACGAGAAAGCCATTATTGCTGCAACAGCTAAACTTAATGCAGACCTTGGCATCCTTGGCACTTTGACCAAGCAGGATCTTAAACTTCAAGACATCAAGTCAATCCTTGAGAGCCTAAAGCCTAAGGATTTAATCAACTTAGAAAACCTAGAAGCTGCACTTGCTTTACTAGGACAGATAGCAACAGCCAATGGTGCTGGCACTTTTGGCGGCGGATCGGTTGCATCATCTAGATTGACTACTGCAAGCGTGGCAGCGGCTATCGGTGCGCGTTCAGGCTATGACATCTCAGGTGCTACAGATCCACGCGTAACCTATGGCGGTCAGAGAATTGACAGCGCAGGCAACTACAATAGTTTCAATGCTGAGATGGCTTACGCTATGGGTGCAGGTCGCTACCAAGGTGGCGCATCTTCAGTAAGCATTGTAAATAACTTTGGCGTAGTGGGAGACCCTAACGCAGCAGCAGAACTAATGGATCAGGTCTTAACTGAAGCAGTCCAGCGCGGTACTTTGAGAGGAACATTCGCAACCTCATGACATGGCTTCCAGAGTGGCGGGTTACAGTAGGTGATGATGTCTATACGACTGTCACCTCTGTTTCCTATGCCTCAGGTCGCTTAGACATTGATAAGCAATGCACAGCGGGATACTGCCGCGTAGAGATTATCAATACAGATAACTCACCTTTTACTATCAATGTCACAGAGCCAATCCTTTTAGAGCTAAAAAACTCTAGCGGTACTTATGTCACAGTATTCGGTGGAGAAGTATCAGACTTTAACATTGGGGTCAGAAGCCCTGAGGAGACTGGCTACATCACCACCGGCACAATTCTAGGCATTGGCTCACTTGCCCGCCTGACTAAGGCTATCTATAACACAGCCCTTGCAGAAGGTCTAGATGGCGCACAGATCGCAGAGATCTTAGGAGCAGCTCTTGACCTTGACTGGACAGAGGTAACTCCAACAGTCACATGGGCAACCTATCCAGCCGATGTTACTTGGGCTAATGCTGAGTCCTACATTGGTGAGGTTGATTCTGGCTTCTATACAATGATCGGGCTTGCTGCTAATGCTTCTGCTAAGTCTCAGACTTTGGTAGATCAAATTGCTAACTCAGCACTAGGTCAAATCTTTGAGGAAAAAGATGGAGATGTCTCCTATGCAGATGCAG